GCTTAATGTTGGAGCATCGCTATCTAATACAAAGATAACATCCCCTACATTAATCATTCCAGCAGCATCATTAAAATAACCAGAAGCACGCACAACAGTCATAGCGTCAGTGGAATCGTAAAACCACATATTGTGACCGCCACCACCTGTCATACGAGTTAAACCAGATGCAGAATAAGCCATTATCTAACTCCTTAGTTGTTATCTAAGACTTCAAAGACGCCATCGTCATCAATAACGGCAGCACCCATTGACATCATAGATGTGGTTAAGTGTGAGACTTTTTCTGCAACATAGTTGATTTCAGTTGAAACGTCAGAGTTGACGCCTAAACCAACAGCAGAAGTATGGTAAGCAAAGTTCTTGCCACCAGCTACAGCAGATGTTGAAAAAATCTTGAAGCTCAAGAACTCTTTCATTGTCATGCCACCAGCAAATGGTAGATTTTGCGGTCCAACAAAGTCAGATGATGCAAACTCATTAATTGCAAACAAGTCAGCAAAACCAGCAGGTGACATTGCTAAATAGCGTTGTCCATCTTCTGGAATGTCTTCATTGCCGAATGTTTCAAATAGAGAAAGCAGATCAGCTTTTTCAAGCGCACTACTTGTGTCGTGAATCTGAGTTGAGTTAGCACCAGCATCCATTGCTGTTGTAATAATCTCGTCAGTCTTACGACCCAAAGCAGCAGCAGCAGATTGCGCTACAGCTTGACGCTCATTAATGTTGATCTTTAGTTCGTCTAGCTTATCAATATACTCAGCAGCATAATGATCAGCCATTGTTGCCTCTACAGTAGTGTGAGCCAATTCCATTGGAGTCACGTTACCATTTCGAGACTTAGTACTTGCAGTGCCTTTTCCAATAACTTGGAAACGAGCAGTCGAACCTGTCACATTTGAAGTACGCACGGTATTCCGTAGCTTAGAACCCATACGTTGATACGCCATGTGAACTTCGGTTTCGAACTGCTTGATAAAGGCTGTGTCGATTGAGTTAGCCATTTTTCAGTCCTTAATTGAAGTTTCTCTCGCTACAGGTATCCGCTTTTCTACTTCAGCAAGGGTATCCTTTCGGGCCTTTCAGTGTATTACGGGCTGTAATAACCTATCGCTAACATTATTTTTATTTGGATTGCAACGCACAAATTCAACATACTTGTGATTTCTTTGTTCTGAGAACCCTACAGGATCAAAGCCAAGCCATACTGCCCAGTTCAAAATTAACTCATTACTTTGCAATATAGTCATGGTCATCATAGGTTGAGTCTTATCAAAAAAGTCTACAACCATTCTTGATCCACGAGCAGCAGCCGTAAAAGATTTCTTTATATTATTTGAAAACATAGCAAACATTTGTGGGCAATCCTGATCTTCATTGTACCAAAGACCCCCAACAGCAAGAAAAGTCTCTCCCTCTTTCCTAGCTATATAACATTCAGATGTTTCATACATATCAGTAATTGCTTCGCGTATATTGGTATAGCCAAGCAAAGCAAGCTCTTCTATGTTTTCAGAGCTTAGATGCTCTACAACTTCATCAATGTGATAAGGTTGAAAAGGAGTCAGATAATACTGACCCCTTTGAATAATCTTAACTTCTGTAGAGTTGTTGCCAACCCTCGTCAACTTGCTTAACAAAATCAGCATCCTTGTTGTATCCATGATACCTAGGATCAGACATCATTTCTCTTAACTGAGCTTCAGATAATCCAGCCGTAGGTTGTGTATCTCCAGCAAATGAACCATCCTTCATTTTTTCCATAATAACTTCAAGAGCCACAATACCTTCAGATGTTTCACATAAACGCTCAATAGCTGGTAAAGTTTCTTCTGGAAAAAAGTTATTTGCCCAAAGTGATGCAGCTTCAATCCTGTCTTGTGCGCTATCACCAAGCTTTGCAGTCTCAGCCTCCAAGTCAGGTTCAGCACCATTAATAGCTTGAGCATACATCTCTATGCCTTTTTGAAACTCTTCTTGGCTGTAACCATTTTCAAAAGAATGTTCTGACCACCACTGAAGCAACTCATTATCAACAGCCATTTCTTCATCAACCATTTCTGGTAGCTGATAATCCCCAGCTTTTTCTGGCCTGTCACTAAATGCTTCAGATTGTATTTCTTCGATCAACTTATTTCGAATGTCTTCCTCACGACTACCTAACTTAGACTCAAGCTCCTTGTATGCCTTAGCTAAGTCCTCACCAGTATTATACTTCTCAGGAAGCCACTCAGGTCTATCAGATGTTTGAGTTACCTTTTCAACATCTTCTTGAGTTACAAAATCACGACCATCAGCTTCTGCTGCTTCAACTGCTGTTTCACTCACTTGCTCTGTTCCTTGCTGCATGTTGTATCCTTGCCTGTATTAAACCTACAATAAATCTCTGACCTTCATGATGACGAAGTTCTTCGCTAGAAGTTGCTGCCCCATGAACCATATCTATAGTAATTGATTTTAAATATTTAAGTGTTGCTTCCCCTGACGGAGTTTTAAATGTCTCAGCTAATACTTGACTGATTTCTAAATCAGATTCAGAAGACCTTTTAAACCCATCAATGCCAAGATTAGCTGTCGCTTCACTCTTCTTGCTCAATTGGTACTCCTTGTTGCTGTGCAATTTGCTGCGCTATTGCAGCTATTTGTCTACGCTGTTCTTCATCACGAATCAAGCTTTCTGGCACACCAAATTTTTTAGCAAGGAAAATTGCGGTTTGTTCTGAGTCAATTAGGAGCTGCAAAGTCTCTGGTCCAAAGGTAGCACCAGTAAGTTCTAGGAACCTTGCAACACTCGATATATCCTGATTAGCCTGAGCTTGCGCTAATGGAGATACTGATCTGACCTTTACTTCTCTTCCGTTTACTGTAGGAACCTCTATGCGGCCTTGCTTCTTCAAGATATAAATCACTCGTTGAAGTACAGGCTGCACAAGTTCTGCTTGTAATCTACCAAAAGCAGCACCCATTCTTCTTGATAAATCAGCCATACGTTCAGCAACTTCTGTTGCTGTTGCAGGTGTTCGATCAGGATTCCCAAGCATATCGTTGTAAAGCGCACGTTTAATATTCAAACGCATGTCACTCAAAACAAGTTGAGCTACATCAAAACGACCAGCAGCCTGTATTGGCTGTAATCCAGCAGACCCCATAGCTTTTGGTATAATACTTCCTGGAACGAGATTGATTGTATCAGGGTTTATAACGCCATCATCTTCCATCTGATAGATTCCAGATATAGACATCTGAGCATTTTCAAGAATTAATTCTATGGTTAAGTTTGTAGTTTTGATTGCAGATAAAGCGTTCAATAGTGGTCCTCGACCATATATTTCACCTGCACACTTGTTCCAGCGAAAGCAAATAAAAGGATTTGACCCAATGCCTGAAAGCTCTTTTGAATGTAGCAAAGTCTTTGTCGTCATGCAGATTGCATAATGTAAGTAAGCTTCTTGGTTCTTTTTGGAGTAATCTCTGCAAACAACTTCAAGAACAGTCGTTTCTTTATCTGCTCCCATTTGAGATAAAACACGCTGATCAAACTTTCCATCAGGATACATAATAGGTAAATGATCAAACTTTACCTTTTTACGCTCCCTATAAACGTGATCTATTCTATCGTCAGGGCCAGTATCAAGTACGACATGGGGTAGGGGGATTGCGCTAAAAGTAATAGGATTAAGTGAGTCTCCTTCCTCAACGCACAAGATACCAGTCCCAACAGCCAAATCCATGAAAGACTCATGAACCTCTTGGCTAAAGTTGGAATTGTTTAAAACCTCAAATACATACTCTGTAACTTCATCTAAAACATTATCAACTTCTTCGCGCTGCTCTACAGGAACTTCACTCCCTGCGGTAAGGTCTGCCCATCGAGCAAAGTTAGGAACAATACCCGACTGTAATCTACTTGCAAACTCTTGCGTACCTACTACAGCAGTCTCATCAAATATCTTTTCATCTCTACGCTGACCAGCCTCTTCATAGTAAAAAGACTCTCTCTGAGGTAAAGCATACTCATAGCACTCTTCAAAAAGAGGAACCCAGTTTTCTCGAAAGGCTTTTGCTTTCTTATAACTCTGAATGTATTGGCTGGCTATTTTATCCATTAGTCGAACCTACCTAAAAATCCACCACGACCAGCAGAAAACAAAGACCTTCTGGTTCTGCCCTGTCTTTTTAATATTGCTTCCTGAATATCTTCACGCTTTTGCATTGCTCGCTTTTCAGCTTCTCGCCTTTGAGCTTCATCAGCTTCCATGCGTTGAGTTACAGCCGCTTGTTTCTCTGCTCTACTTGGACCAAAACACATAACTATCTCCTTGTGTTATCTTTCGTAAGCACAAAAAGAAAAAAATCTCAATGCACAAACTACATTCTAGCCCAAACACTTTGTTTGCGCTGTCTGGGACTTTTTTTAAATACATCAAAGTTTCTACTAGCAACAACAGCTCTTGCTGGTTTTTGTGTATTTAACAAAGCTCTACCCTCACCAGCACCAAGAAACAAGTATTGAGCAGCATCATGAACGTGAGAAAACATATTCTTATCTGGTTTATCTGCGTATCTTTCCCCAGAAACTTCCATACGCTTATAGGCATAACCACCCTCAAAACCCTTAATAAGCTGAGGGCAACGCCTGTCTATTAAAAGTGCTGGCTTACCTTCAACCATCTTGGTCAACTGGGAAGAGACAGCCTCAAGTCGAAGATCAACAGAGTTGGAGGGGGCTGGAAATGCCCTCAAGCCAGCACCGCGCAAAATATGAAAGGGAGTTGATTCATCTGTTTGCGCTCTAAAATCACCAGCAGGGTCGCCATAAATAATTACCTCAGAGGCAGCAGCAAACCGAGTCGATAGCTCTTGCCTAAGAACTTCTGCAAAACGAACGATACCCATGTCTACGGCTACAATTTCTGATTGCAAATACCATCGACCTCGTACTTTCTGCCCAAGAACTGCGGCTGGTGTTAATCCAAAGTCTACGCCAACATACACAGGAACATTGGCGGCTACTGGTATTTCTTCTTTTGCAATGTGAACTTCCGATGCAAACATAGGGTACACTGGCTTTCCGTCCTGTATGTGACCCAAACGATTCATCACATACACATCTATCCATGATTTTGTCTTACCTCTAATAAGATTGGAATAATAGTTTGCAAGCATATTCTTACAATTCTCAGCTTCCTTATTAGGTAAATAATCAAGAATCTCTCCTTCCTCATCTTTCTTTTCAATCATTCCAGAGGGTTGCGTAAAGAAAGACCAGTTGTCTGGCTTTACTAACATCTTAGCTTGCTCTCTAGGAATATGGTCAGGAATGGGAACTTCGCCCGACATAATAGGCCACCAGTGATCTTCTTCTGGTGCGTTAGTATCAGCTATTACACCTGTCCAAGATGGACCTCCATCACGCATTGAAGGATAACGGCCAACACGCATAGTACAAGCATCAATAATAGATTTGGGAATCTCTCTTGCTTCATTAATCCATATCCCTGTTAATTCAAGCGAAAGAAGTTTCTTTACATCCTCAGGTCTATCTAAAGCTAAGAAGAGAACCTCAAGATCAATGTCACCCTTTTTGATATGGTGGGTATAAGGTACAGACCACATAAACTTACCCCAATCAGTTTCAGGAAACCAATCAAGCCAAGTCTTTATTGTTGTTGTTCGAAGTTGTGGGTTGGTATTTCGAATGATAGCCCATCTACTTTTACGAATACCATCTGGACCTTTCTTCTGTTGCAAAGCTCTGCGAAAAACCTCAACACAGCAACCAACGGATTTACCAGAACCTACTGGCCCTCTAATGCCACGAAAGAAGGTGTCATCTTTCATAAAGTGCTTTAGTACATTCCCATCAGGTTTGTACTTAAAATTTATCATCGTAAGCCTTTATCAACCAATACCTTCATTGATTTCTCTACAACCTCTGGACCATACCAATCAATAATCTGATCTACCATTGCATTGGTAATAGCTGACTTGCCATGCTTTTTACCCACATAATGAAAGTGAACACGCTTCACAGCTTCACGCAAAAGATTTAAGTCTTCTTGCTTTAACGTATTTACAAAGCTCACTTCTTTGCTTTCTTTGTCTTTGATTCATCGATGTTAGGCGTAGAAGGGTCATCAGCTTTGAATGTTCCCTTCTTGGTTCTTGCTTTTACTGGTTCATCACCTTCTTCAAGCTTTACAGAATAACTCATATGAGTTGCCTCTGTCCAAGTAAAACCATGTAATTCATGAGTTGGGCCTGTCCACAACTCCCCAGTGTTTCTAATATACCAAGCCATTATGTTCTATATCTCCTTACTTTCCTAGCAATCTTTTTCGGTTGAGCCACAAACTGCTTACCCTTAGCCTTACCCTTTCGTTTAGCTCTGGTTGTAGCTGCATATTCAGCATCACTAAGAGCAGCAATAGCCGCGCTAGGTAAGTACCGTTCACCTGTTTCACTAGACTTCTTCCCAGATTTAGTGCGCCACTTCTGCTTGCCCCAGTTTAATAATGATCGTTGTGACTTTTTCATCTTTTTAATAACGATTTAGCTTTTTTCTTTAATTTTTTTAATTCTTCAGACTCTGCTGCACTTTTACCAATTTTTTCCATATCATCATAAAGTTCTGCAAATTTACTATCTTTCCCACTTTTATCTCTTATTTCTTTTGCTTTAGCACCACTAGCTGCTGCTCGCATTCGTTCTAAAATTTCAAGCATTTTAGGAGTGGGGTTCTTTAAAAATTTTTTAAAAGCTATTTCTTCATGCTTCCTAGCATCTGCTGATGAACCATACTGTCGTGCGCCAGTAGATGTTATATACATTTTGTTTGTGCTTACACTACTTACTGTTTTTTTCTCAGCCATTATCTATATCCTCCACCACGCTTTTTATACTCTTTGGCAAGTAACTGCGCTTTTCGAGCAGACCACTGACCAGCAGCAGTGCCATGAGTCGCCCTTGCTTTTATTCTTCGAAACAAAGTCGCCCTCATTCTAGGCTTAGTATAATTACCTGCCTCATTTACCGCCACTGATCTTTTCCTGTATCTCTATTAATTGATCATTCAACTGATTATACCTTGGACTCGAAACGAGTTGATTCTCTCTTTTGCTAAGAAGAAAGTTAAGAATCTTCATAATCCCTTTTGTTGCAAGCCCTTTATCTTTAGAACTAAATCTCTCGCCCTCGCCCTGCATTTTCTCAACAAGACCAACGCCAGCAGATTCCTCTAACTTAGCAACTTCCTTCTTTAACAAAGAAGCCCTCTTACGAAGAGGAGCTATCGAAACCTGCTCAGCCATTCTTCTTCATCTTTGCCTTCATAATCTTCTTTTTCAAAGCTTCAGGCAATGTCTTCTGCTTTGCAGTCAATAAACTCTTCTTAGGTCTTCCAACCTTAGAACCATAAGTTCCCTTACCCATCGGCATTACGAATCTCCTTTATATGGATTTAACAATGAACGTCTTTCACTTCCCATTCTTACATCACGAAATACTGGCTTCGCTATAGACTTTTTGCCAGACTTAGCCTGACTCATAAGCAAAGAAGGTAACGGACCAAAGCTCTTCTTCTGCTTCTGATACATACTCTCCGCACTAGGACCACCAAAACACATCAGCTCTTCTTATGCCTCCTTGCAAAATTCCTAGCACTTGCCTTGCTTCTAAAACCCCAAGCCTGAAGTGCTTTCAATAATCTAGTCGGCCTACCCTTCTCATCACGCTCAGGACCAGCCATACCACCAAATCTAGCAGCAAAAGAAACCTTCCTACTAAACCTCTTACTCCCAGCCTTAGGAGTCTCCTTAACTGGAGGCTTTAAATTAGCCCCCTCCTTCTTCGCAAAATATCTACGACCTTCAGGAGTTAAACCACCCTTTGGGTCTTTGTGTTCCTGTCTCATAAAAAACCCTTAGCATACAAAAAATATTCTTGGCAATGCACAAACCTTTTTTAAGAAAAATGTGAGTAGGGGACTATTACAGTAACATAGCTACTAGTTTTTCCCCCTACCCCCCTATGTCAGGTCAATAGAAACTTTAATATCTCCTGCAACTTGTACTTGGGAACGGTCTATAGGTTTATATCCAGCTCTATCAAGCAAATCCTTACTCGCTTCGAGCTGAACGTACTCAGACTTAGCATTAGAAGATAGCCTACGAACTGTAGCCAGCGCACTTGTAGCACTCAATCCAAAAGTCTCATTCATCCTCTGCATCATGTACTGTTGCACGTGTGGAGCTTTCAATGCTCTGTGTGCGCTTACTCTTCCGCTATCGCCTTTAGCGTAACCAGCTTTGATAGCTGCATCTTTTATGCTAAGTCCTTCTGCTACGAGTGTATCCACTAGAGCTATCTGTTTATCTGTCAGCTTTCTATCTGCTGGGAGCATCTCATATCCTTCTTCTTAGTGTTGTAAGCAGCACTTATCTAGGTGCTGTCTACTAACATATAGCTAAGAGTTTGACGTCATTCAAATAGAAGGATTGAGATACTGACTAGCCATTGTTTTATCTACTAGCCCCCCTCTCCCTCTCTCCCCCCATTACGACACTAGTTTGTACTAACCTGTCAATATGTGACGTGGCGTCATTAGTATTGTGACGTAGCGTCTACTACTACATATGGTATTGACTACTATAAAAGCTTTCATGGTCTTTCGTTGAAGTTCTGCCAGTTGACTCACCTCTATGTTCTCTCTGTTTCACTGCGGCCACCTCGCATTCCTCCTTCGTTGCATCGGGCAGAAACAGTTTGCAAGGTACGCTTCGCTTTGCTCCTTGCAAACTGCAAGCACCTTTGGGCGTTTCTGCTCCGTGCATCTCCTCGTCATTGCGAGGGTGGTCCTCGCTAAGAACAGGAGAACCTAGAAATGACTAAACTTGTTGAACTTAAACTACAGACCATTCAGTATCACAACGGTGATAACATGGATTACTTAATGACTAGTATGGCGCGAGACGCCTGTTACACTAGCTACAACTCACTTACCTACAAGAAGAAACAGATGGCAGATACCATCACTGACTTCGAAACTGCGGTAACAGAAGGACGCGACATGAGAGCCGAAGCTATCACTCGCAAGCTTGACAACATGGAGATCGAACTCGAACATCTTGCAGAACGACATGACGCTGATTGTCAGGTCTATGCAATCATCACAGATGGTCAAGCTTGGACACCAGAACGCAAGCAACGCAACGTCAAAGGCGCACTTGCTAAGAAAGTTGCAGAACTCAAGAAAAGGGTAGCGTAACAGCTACCCACACCAAGGTTTATGAAGCGATGTACCTTGAATATACAAAACATCACTTCGCATACGCTTAGGTCGATGAGAGTAACGTACCCATAGCGATATGTTTTATTAAACCGTTACCCAACACCTGAGTAAGTGTATAAACTGCTCATTTAAAGTGACGTAACGTAACAAATGACAGTACTGCACAAGTGCAACTACTATCTATTTGAAAGGAAACGCAATGGAGTTCTTTACTCTACTGACTATAGCTTATGTGATTGACGGACATCAGCTTGAAGCAAAGATTTGGTTTGAAAAAGAAAGTGATTGTTGGAGTGTTCTTTTGAAAAACGAAACACTCTATGACCAAATTAATGGTGAAGCTGGATGGTGTGACGTAAGCGAAATACCTTCAAAAATAATCAGACCAAAGATAAGGCCACAAAACTAAGGAGAACAAATGATAGTTAAAGCAGAAGATATGGAACCATTCCTTGAGTGGATTCAAACTTGCCCTGTATCGTACAGCATAAGCTCGATGCAAGGTGGGTACTTTCATGTGAAGTTTATGCTTCAAGTGCAACCAATATAAAGGAGAACAAAAATGAAAACACTTCAAGAAGAACTGCGTAAAGCATTAGAAAAAGAACTTGGCAAAGAAGCCAAGCCTTGGCTCGATGAGAAACTAATCATCGTTACACCAAATAATAAAGGAGAACAAAATGCAGATAACGTATAATAAAAAAGATTATCCAAAATTAAATACGAATGATCTTATGTCTTGGGGTGGATTTATTCCAATCTGGATTGTGGAATGGAATCTACGCAAAGCTATGGGAGTTGATGTAACTCTCTTCGATCATCTTGATAAACAGTACGAAGCTCGTTCTGGTATGGGTATCAAGGGTAGAGAAATGGGTGGAGAAATAAATGATGAGGGTATTTATGAATATCCTGATGACCCACCTATGAAACCATTTATGACATGGGAAGTTGAAGAGGGTACAGTTTATTTCTACCCATATTCAATCATGGGCATACCACTACAAAGACCAAGCATTACTACTGGTCAAACACATTATGTAACAAGGATGGACTAATGGACATCGATGAAACAGATTTGAAATTTATGATACGAAAAACAATAGTAGAACTATTCAAAGAAGTATCAGAAGGAAATTTACAAACAAATCAAGAAATAGAATTAGAAGACTGCTTAATGGATATTCTTAGTAATAAGTTAAATAATTATAGAGTAGACATTTATGGAGTATCACTAAGGGAGGGCTTATAATGCCAAGATCAACACCTAGATTTACACGCAGAGACTATGAGTTTATCGCAGATAAGATTGCTCCGCATCTTAGCTGGGCAACAGCAATCAAGTATGTTGCTGATGAACTGAAAGCTACGAATCCAAACTTCAACTATGATAAGTTTGTAGAACGTGCTGAACGAGCATGGGAAGAAAACTACAACTTAGGCAAGGAAAACTTTAACGATGAAATCCCCTATTAAAGTTTGTGAAGTATGTGAGGGCGAAGGGCGTATCGAATATGATAAGCCTGTCCCTCACAACTTTGGTAGAGATGTTGGATACATAGATTCTGTTTGGGATGACTGCTATGAATGTGATGGCTTCGGAGCAATGCCTATTGACGAGTACGATGATTTTTCTGCATAAGTGCAGTATGAAGTCATATCTAAACTATTTGCAAGATCGAGCAAAGGAGGCTGATGTCTCCTTGCTCAAATGTTTTAAACGTGCTGAGATTCCTACCTCAACATACTACAGAACAATCAATGGCAATACAGAACTCAGATATGATACAGCTGTGAAAGTCATCAATGTCATCGAAGAACTTGACTCGATACAAAAAGCCAGTGAGCATACCAAGAGACTACGAGAAGCTAATAAGCCTGTTAATAGAAGCTCGATTCGAGCGAGGTTTAAGCCAAGAGTCATTAGCTCATAAGATTGGTTGCACTTCTTCACTCATTCACAAGTGGGAAGCGCATAAGCGTATTCCATCTGGGTTCATGTTAATTTGTTGGTTGGATGCTTTAGGTTATGACATCGAGGTCACGAAAAGGAAGAGCGACAATATGTATAGCGTGTCAGACTAAAACACACTGGTATGTTGCCATCCTAAAAAATAACTCAGGACATACTATGCAGAAGCACTGGTATGTATGCCTAAACTGTTATGAGGAAGACAAATGGCAAACCGTAACAAAAACAAAGGAACATACCATGAGAAGTGGTTTGTCAAATGGCTCAAAGAAGCAGGGATCAAAGCGAAGAGGCAGCCCCTCTCAGGAAGTTTGGGAGGCGAGTATTCAGGCGACATCAAACTCGAACTCAACGGAGAAGAACTGGTGGGAGAAGTAAAGTACAGAGATAAGTCTAACTTCCCTAGCCCATTCAAAGTATTAGAAGGCAGAGACATTGCTTTCTATAAAAGGCGGACTGGACAACCGCAAACAATAGTCATCATGAGTGGTGACAGATTTATAAAATTAATGGAGAACAAAGATGAACCTTAAACAAAAGTGGTGGGAGTGGCACAAGCAAAACCCACATGTATTTAGATTGTTCGAAGAGTTTACTTTCAGAGCAATTAACAAGGGCCACAAAAGATTAAGCGCATGGCTTGTCGTCAATAGAATTAGATGGGAAACCAGCATTGAAACAACGGGTGATGATTTCAAAATAAGCAATGACTACATTGCTCTGTATGCCAGATACTTTATGCACCTGCATCCACAGTATGATGGCTTCTTTAAAATTAAGAAAATGAAAAGAGTAGAAATACAAGGAGAACACCATGAAGAATCTTACGCATAAAGCAGTCCAAGCAAATGTCTGGGATGCCCACATTGCCAAAGCAAACAGCTCAGTGTCAGCTCTCAAAGAATACAAGAAGTCCAGCTATCAAGTCGATGGCTATCGAATCAATGCCAACCGCATTGTCAACGGTGAGCGTGTTGGTGAAGACTGGCTCAAAGGTAAGCTGAAAGAACAGCTTATCAAGCTTGGCTACTGCAAACCATCAGACTTTGAAAAGTATAACAAACCTAACGGCAGTTTAAATATTGGTTGACCATACTGCACTATTGCAGTAAGCTAACCATTATAAATAAAGGAGAACAACATGAACCGCAAAGGTTTCATAGGTGGCTCGGACTGTGTAAAGATTATGCAAGGCCACTGGTTAGAATTATGGCAGATCAAAACTGGTAGAGAATTACCAGAAGATTTAACAACAAACATTGCTGTGCAGCTTGGTATTTGTACTGAAGACTTCAACCTTAGTTGGTTCGAGCAACAAAGAAAGTGTATCCTTTCTAAGCATCAGTATGAGTATGAGCAAACTATTGGCTCAGTTCCAGTAAGAGGTACTGTCGATGCTCAGTGGAATAAAGCTATTGTTGAGGCAAAGCATACAAATGCTTTCAACAAAATGGAAGATGTCATTAAACTGTATATGCCGCAGATACAACTCTACGCGCATCTAGCAAAAGCAGAGGGTACTTACCTGTCTGTCATCTTTGGTAACAGTAAATGGGAATCTACCTATGTCGAATACAACGAACAGTATTTCAATTCTATGTGGGCGGTGGTCTCAGATTTCTGGGGTTACGTGCTTCGCGATGAAGAGCCGATTGGTGTTGACACGGAACAACTCTCGCATGACCACATTGCGGTGGACAACATGGTCAAACGAGATGCAACAACAGACAACCAGTTTGTCGATGCAGCCATCACATATATACAAGGTTATGAGCAGAACAGAGTTTTCGAGAATGCAAAGAAAGACCTTAAATCAATGGTCGGGGCTAACGAAAGAGAAGTCTACTGTGATTACCTTTCCGTCAAGCGAGACAAGAAAGGATCGCTTAGAATAACCAAAAGAAAAAAGGAGAACAACAATGAGTAATAAACTAGACATTTGGAACAAGCTGGCTGCTTCAGACCCCAAATATCTGAAGCAAGTCAGCTTTGGCAGTAGATCATTTACAGCCATTGATCCTCAGTACCAAGTCAGAATGATGACCGAACAGTTCGGACCGATTGGTTTAGGCTGGGGCTGGTTCAATACAACTGAGGTAGTGTCTGTCAGCAACGGAGACAGTGCTGTACTAGCGCATGTAACTGTTTGGCATACAGATAACCATCATTCCTTTGGGCCATTCACAGGCTGTCGAAAGTTCTTTGACGCAGCGAAGGGTCGTATGGCAGAGGATGCACCAAAGATGGCTATCACTGATGGTCTTACCAAAGCACTGTCGCACATTGGCTGTAATGCTGATGTCTTTTTAGGTGAGATGGATGGTAACAAGTATGCTGCTGATAGCAACAAAACTGCTGATGATGGTAAACCCAAATGGTAATTCTTGGGAAGACAACCCCCAAGTTGTTATGAGCCTGATCGGGGGGGCAGGTTTCCCAAGAACCCCCCACTTAACTTAAACAAAGGAGCCAGAAGCATGGCAGAATATGACGATACAAATAGAGGCGCAGCTTTCACACCATTCCCAACTCAGAAGATGATTCTTCAAGGCAAGGTAAATGTTGAAGGCATTGACCATAAAGTTATCTTGGTCAAAGATACAACAAGAGATGGCACAGAGATTATTGAGATGTACACAAAGATGGGTGCAATGTTTGACAATGATAAGAAGGGCAATGAGTCTGCTCCCGATTACTCTGGGCCTGTTGGTAGCGATAAACGTATTGCAGGGTGGAGACGCATGAAGGATGAAAAACCATATATGAGTTTCCAGATTACTGATAAACAACAAAAAGATTCAGGAAACACCTTGAAAGATGATGACATACCGTTCTAACATAAGAATGTTCTCTGGAGGTTCATACACTGTTCAAAGTCCGTTTTGCCGAACCTCCCAAACTTGGCGCACCTCTTTTGGTGCGTCTTTTTTTTGAAGGAATAACACATGACACCCCTTGAACGAATGATTGCAGATGCAAAGGTCTGCAACTCAAGACTAAAAACAAACAAGAATACTATCGAGCCTAAAATACCAAACAAACCACCAGAACCTGCTGCTCCTAAGCAAGGTAAGGGTTGGCGCAACAGCTCTTTGTCTACCAAAGAAATAGAGGACATCCACTATTTCAGAAGCAAAGGTTGGTGCGTCAGCTCAACAGCTATGGTTGTAGGAGTCAGCATCAAAACAGTGAGGAAGTATGATGCAGATTACAGAGGCACAGAAAGCTGAATTAAAGTTTCTTCGAAGAGAAGTAGATAAATGGCAAGATGAGCTATACAGACTGGACGCTCATCCCAATGTAAAAACAAATCTCTGGGTTGCCAGAAAAGAACTACAAAAGTTTACTTCTCAGCTAAGAATAAAAGGCGTTAATATCTAAACACTTAACTCAAAGTGAGGCGCATCGATAAAAGGTCTTCTGCCTTGCGACCTTCGAAGATCAATGTAGTCAGTCATAGCTTGCTCCATTGTTCCGTCATATTCACCAATAGAGTTAATATGCCAAGCAGCTCCCCATCTCAAATGAACACCAATATCTTTAGCTGCTTCTTTCATTGCATCTGCAATATCGTCATACAGATTCAATTCCCAAGATACTCTTGGCCCAATATAAGCAACAACATCTACAGCTATTCCTTCAAGATGTTTTGACTTCATAGTCTGGCTTACTTTTTTATTAACTAATTCTAATTGTTGATCGTGAGTTCTTAAACCTCCAAGATGAGGAATACCAAAATCAATCGGAGTTATACCAATAGCATACTTAACAACAGCTACTAAGTTCTCATCAACGCCTTCCAGTCTATCCAAGCTTCTTTGACTTAATTTAAAACTCATTTCTTTAATCCTTTCATTGTACGGATACCAAAGCTTGCAGCTATCGAAGCATACATAGCCCAACTAAACCACTGCGGAGCAGCCTGAAGATTCTCAAAACCTTGTTTCATGTACGGTTGTAACCAAGGAACAAATGAACCTAAAACAATAGCTATGAAGCACAGAGTCCAAGCCTCGTCTTTCCAGCTGTCTGCGCTGGCCTCAATAGCTGCTTGCTCCCAGCTAATCTCACCAGTCGCAATCTTCATTTTGGTTTCAGCTTCAGCAGCTTTAACTTTTGCTTTGCTATCAATGTAAGTTGTAGCTAATCCAGCTACGCTTTGCAGTATCCCAATCATTCTATCATCCTATCTGTTTTAGCTTCTTTGCCTAGCCATAACGCAAAGCTTGCACTCAACATAGCAGTAACCAAAGAAACAAATGCTGACTGTTGTGTTGTTGGGTCTTCGAGCGTCATAAACCAAAGACAAACTTTCCAAGTCAAAATAATCTGACAAAGAAAAGCTAATCTAGGCAGTATCTTCAGTTGGTCTATCGCGCTTGCTGTTATCTTTACCATCTAAAAACTTCCTCGCTATCCTTGTATCGCTTACCTGTATAACCAGTTTGTTGTCATCTGTATATACAACCCATCTATTGTACCTAACTTCCACTAACTTCAAGACACTCAACTTTCATACTTGAGTGAGTAACTAATATCTCTGCTTTTTCTTTCTCTGCCTGACATTCGTTATAGTCTGAAAATGTTTTAATCTGATAATATTTAAGATGATCTGTGTTTACAAAGTGTAAGAAAACTAAAACATAAATCATTACCAAGTACCTCTAACTTTACCAATGAAATAAATAATTCCACCAAATAAAGCAAAACCAGTTAATACAATTAATATCCCTACAATCCAGTTTATTAAGTTGTCTATCTTTTCTTGCCTACGATATACAGCTTCTTTCTGCATTCTGCGCTGCTCTGCTTCGATCTGAACAATGCTTTCCCATGCAGATGGTCCATAGTATAGCGAGATGTGTTCCCTTAACTCCTCGCGCATCTCCTTGGCTCTCTGTTGTGCTGCCCATATCTCGATAGCAGAAGTATCAAACTTAGGGTCAAGTCGTTTCCAAAGAGGAGGGTCTTTAGCTTTATTCCCTAAATAATCTAAATCAGATACAGCCTTACCGAACTGAGATATATCTTTGCCAAGCTGAGAAATTTCTTTTCCAGCAGCTACCGCTTTCTTAATGCCAGTAAATGCTGTGGTTGCTATTGCAATAGCTGATGCTGGATCGATCATCTGCCATTATCATGCCGTGAACTATTAAGAAGATAGTCAACAGTACGCTCCATAGAATTAATACGACCTTCCATTTGAATCATTCGAGTGTAATACTCATTGACCAACTTAATCGTATTCTCGTCTAAATCTTCTTGTAGTTTTTCATCTACTAGCATGAGATCATCCTCTGTCTCTACTAGCACTTCCAATAACACATCAATCTTTTCTGAGTTGTCACTAATATCTCGCAGTATATTAGCACCCCAAAATATGAAGCCACCAATCTGTGCAATCACTACGCCTATAATAGCTATGTTTGCTTTTGGTAGCTGCACATCATTATCCCATAAATGTCATGCGTAACAGTAACAGTAAACTCGCACCACCAATACCAATCATAATAGCTTCAAGCCTTTTGATTCTATTATACAAGTCTTTGAACTGGATTTTCATTTCAGTTTGAATCTCAATCATCTGTTTCTCCAGTGCATCTATTCGTGAGTGAGCTGACTGTACTGTACGCTTGTCCATTAGTTTACCGCTTCTTCTGGTGGATTCAGTGAGTCAGCAAGCATCTTCATAAATCCTTCTCGACCAACTTGCAGTTGCGCTAAGTTAAACTGAGCCGATGCAATCTTCTGGTCCAAAGAGCTAATATGATTTATGCAAACCTTTGACTCGTCTGATAGTTCACTTTCTTTGTATTCAACGTCATCAATCACGACCTTTTTTTCTTCAGTCATTCTTGAACTCCTTCTAAGTTATTACCAAGGCGTTCCTGTGCCAGTGGTAGGGGTTTTGGATGCTGTAATCTCAGCGGCAATACCGCTCTCAACATCACTTTTATTTACTTCGGCTTGCGCCCAAGCAATACAGTTAGCCTCAGTTACGCTGTCGTATGCAATGAAGCCGTCAGCACTAGCGTCAGGTGTATGAGTTGTTACGCCATACTTTGACACTGTGTGTGTTACTGCGTCATCTCCAGAACCAACTGTTTCTGAACCTTCGCATCTCCAATGAATAACAGTAATACCGCCATCAGATAGATTGCGTTCCACTGTAGGTATTGTCCAAGTATATGTAATTGCCATTAGTTAGCCTCCAATGCTGCTATTTTTGTTTCAAGTGTTTCAATCTTGGCCATTGCCTCTTGCAATGCTTTAATAATTATTGGGGTAGTTCTGCCATAATCAACAGCCCAAGATTTTTTTGTTACATCCTCGTCACCTTCGCTAACTGCATCTGGAAAAATGGTATGTAATTCTTGAGCAATAAACCCTGTTACTGTTTTATTCGATGTATCTGCAGTCCATTCATAATCACGAACTTGTATCTGTTTTAATGCGTCCCACTTTGAACCTGTGTCACGAATGTTTGATTTAAGACGCCTATCTGAGCTAGTTTGATAAGCAACAGAACCTGCGCCTGCTCCTTCAATTCTGCCTTGCTGTCCGCCACTATCAAAGAAGTTAATATAATTAGCGGTGCTAAAAGAGTTGTCAGCTGAAAAACCAATAGCAAGAAGTGTTGAACCACCTTCAACAGTAGAATCTTCATCTACAATCATTTGAACAGCATTAGAAGAAGTATTAGAACCACCAACAACCGCTAATCTAGTTGCATCAATACCTCCAAATGTTGAAGCGGTAGACCCCATTAATATGACACCTGAGCTATTAAGACGAAGCCGCTCCGTAAACTGCCCAGAAGCACCAGTTAATCCATGATGACCAATAGTTATATGGTCGCCAGTTGCAGCAACAATATCGCCTTCATCCGTAGAATTTCCGTCCACAATAAGAGCGGGTAAATTGTTAGTACCAACAGCTCTTACAGTTCCATTTACTTCTAAAGGGTACGCAGGATTTGAATCATTTATTCCAACATTGCCATTATTTTTAAAAAAAGCTGACTCTGTTACATTTGAAGGAGAACCTGAACCACCACCGTCTGCATAACGAATAGCAAGACCATCTCCTAGAGCAATAAGAAACCAATCTCTTGTTTGTCCAGTGTCACTTATAGCAATTGCAGGACTTGAACTATCCTCAACAACTAAGGTTGCTTGACTGTTTGCATATGAAGTTGGACTGCTAGTTCCTATGCCTAATCTATTTACAACAAGTCGCATACGCTCTGTATAAACATCAGAACCAATATTACCTGTTGTTGTGTAGAATGCTTGAGTAGAAGCCGCAGGGGAGCCAATAGCTGAACCCGCTCCACCATTAAAATTAAATTGTGCAAAGCCACCGCCTGATGAATTTATAACAAGTTTTACATCACTAGAAGATGGGCTTGTAGTTGTTCCAATTCCAACATTACCTGAACTATCAATACGCATACGTTCTGCAATAGACGCAAGGTCACCAGTATGAAATGTCATTGCTTCAGTTGAAGATGAGTATCCTATTCTGCCAGATGGATTGCCTGACCCACCGCCAAGAAAATCTAAATTCATTACAGATGTACTTGAAGCACTACCATTTAATGCAATAGTTTTTGTACCAGTTGCACCATCACCGACAGTTAATTGGCCTTTGTTTGCTGTTGTACCAATTAAAACATTTCCTGAACTATCAATACGCATACGTTCTGAACCACCAGTTTGGAAAGCTAAAACATCTGAACCTGCTATATTAACTCCAGTGTTAATATCGCTTTTGCCTCGAATATAATCTAAATAAATAAAAGAGTTAAACGTAGCTGCCCCTGCATTAGACATATCAAGGGTTAAGGCAGTTACGATAGACCCATTATCTACCCCTCTAAAGATCATATCTTTATCGTTAACTTTTGACTCAATTAGTAAGTCACCTGCATTATTTTGAAACCTAGCAAATGTAGTTCCTGCATCATTGAAAAAAATATCCCCATCATCAGCATCGAGAATAATGTCCCCTGCTACATCAAGAGTAAAATCACCAGAAGTATTAGCTATGTTGCCAGTTACAGTTACACCAGAAGAGGTAGTGGCAATTTTAGCTGCGTTATCATAGTAAAGAGTTACTGCACCATTATTAGCAGCAAACAAATAGTTTTCACTGTTATCAGCATTGTTTAACTCTAAATTGTTAGCTTGTATTCTAAGATTGCCCGTCCCATTGTCTTGAATTATGCTGCGACTACCATCATGATATATGCTTAAATCTGCATCTGCACCAAACGTTAACCTATCATCAGAAGCCCCAGAACTATCACCAAAAACAATATTATTCCCTGCGGTAGTATTACCTATGCCAAGAACAGTAGATAAGTTTCCTGCGCCACCCCCTGCAACCTGAGCATCAACATATGCTTTAATCGATTGCTGAGTTGCTAAGTGACTAGCACTATTAGAAGCCATACTATCTTCATCTTTAATCGATGAACCACCTATTGATCCATTTAAAGTAGGGCTTGTTAAAACTTTATTTGATAAAGTTTGTGAACCTGTAAGCGTTACCACACTTGAATCAATAGAAAGAGTTGATGAAGTTGCAGTAAGACCAGTTGTAGCATTAATATTTAAAGTTACAGTCCCACTTGTACCACCACCAGTTAAACCTGTACCTGCAATAACTCCAGTAATATCACCTGTTGGAACAGTTGCTACCTGTGCATCAACATATGCCTTGATTGATTGTTGCGTTGCTAATCGTGATGATGAGTTAGATGCCATATTATCTTCATCAAGAATAGCAGAACCCGATACATTGCCATTTAAAACAGCACTTGTAAGCGTCTTGTTTGTTAGCGTATCTGTAGTCGCTTTACCAACCAAAGTGTCAGTCGCATCAGGTAAAGTAAGTGTTCGAGTTCCAGTAAGTGTAGCAACATCAATATCTAATGTATTACTATTTTGATAAAATCTAATCTCAGGAGTTGTTGTTGATTGTAACTGAATAGATTGTGCGCCACCATTTGTTAAGAAATCTACATAACCCAGTGCAGCTTTCATACTAATAGCACCAGCACTTGTTTCTATTGTAGTAGCACTATCAGCAAGAATCCTATTACCAGCAGCACTTATTCTAAAAGTAAACTTACTTGTACCACCATCTTTAAAATATATCTCTCCACCATCAGCATCTAAAGTAATATCACCAGAAGAGTCTACTAGAACATCTCCAGAAACTAATCGAGTACCACCTCCAGTTGCAGTAATATCAACAACGTAAGGTGATGCATTACCATCTAATAAAACCTTGCCAACACCAGAGCCTTTGTTTGACTGAAGTATTAAAGTGCCATTTTCAGAAACTATTCTTGAATCTGCATCTGTATTAGCTCTTAAAAAAGTGCCCTCCCCTGGAGTGCCAGAGTAAGCAATAGTAAGTGAGTCAACTGTTAAGTCAGCAGAAGCAGTGCTTATATTACCACTACTATCAAAGCCAAGTAATTTATCAGCACGATTTGCAACACTTGGTAATGTTAAGGTTGCATCAGCATCCCAATCAGCAAGACGTACTGTTCTAGTATTTACATCCTTAATATCAGAAGTAATAGCTGTTAGCTTATCAAGCTGCTCGTTTAATGCAGCTCTGTTGATTGCAGCACCACCAGTAAAATCAGTAACACGCTCAATATCAATGTTTCTAACAATCGTTATAATGTGATTGAGAGTAATCCCAGTGCCAAAGGTAATGCTACCTGTTGAGCCACTGCCACCAGTTACAGTGTAATGTGTTGTTAATGTTTTCTGCGTTACCGACCCAGATGTATCTTCTTCGAACACATCAAAGTCATCGTTGTCAAAAAACTCAAAAGGTACAGCAAACACAGTTTGACCGCTAGTTGCTGTGTACCTTACTCTTGGATCGTTATCAGATAAAGAAATAGCCATATGTCACCTCGTTATTTCCTTGTGTTTTAAAAATACAAAAAGATCAACGCACAAATTAGTAGCGTCCAAAACCAAGCGGAGAATCTAACTCACCCTCAATCATATTGGTAAGTTCATTCATCTTACCTTTCCAAAACCACATTCTAGCAAAAGGTAAGTTACGAATAATCTCTTTTGTACCTTCACCAATATTGCCAGTTGTAAGGTCATAAACACCTCGCCCGATGTCTGTCGCAATACTAGGGCCAGCACCAAGCAAGCCTGTTGCAGCATCCAAAGCATCTGGTTTCTGAGGAAAACGTGGTTGAAGCACACCACCAGTAATATTAGGTCCACCTAATGCTAAGGAAGTAGACATCGCTGTATAAAACATATCTGAATATAAAGCAGCTACACCAGAGTAATCAAAAGCTCTAGCAAACTGATCTTGAAACTCCATCTCAACAAAATCAGGAGTCTTGTATTGAAGAACCATATATCCAAGCCCCATAGACATAGCAGTACCAATCCACTGATTTTTTAACTGACCATGACCATAAGCGGCTGTAATCTTGTTTACGGCTGCTAAACTATAGCTATAGAACTGAAATGGTAATCCAAGAAGACCGCTTTCAACACGAGCATAGCCTTTAAACTCTACATCTTCTTTCATGCCAAACTGACGAGCAACACGCATAGGAATATATACAATACCATCTGTAATAATTGGTTTATCTGCTGGAGTCCCCATTAATATTGTATTCATAATTCCAGAACTCAAAGCATTACGAAACGTCTGGACAGTATCAGGGCTAACTCTTGCTTGCTTTTCTATTTCAGCAATAGCCAAATCATTAATAGCATTTTCGTATGCAACCTTGTCTGCTTTTTTACGCACATCAAAACCCATATCTTTTGGCCTGTTGAGTGAGTGCATAATCTCGTGCATCTTAATGAAAGTCACATAGTCATCTGGCGTATTGATGATACCTTTTTTAATAGGTTTAATACCTTCAACTCTTGGATTCTCCCAACCACGCTGTTCATACATAACATCTTTAATATACTCTTCATCTATGTATATTTTCTTTTCTTTGTCACGATAAAATGCTGGTTTATATCTACCATCTCTTGCAAAAGATTCAGTTGGCCCAGAAATAACTTCAGCTCTAGTTGCTGGAAATTCAATAGCATTTGTCCAAGCATCAGTGTTTGCCATATAAAAACCAGCTTCTGATTTTTGCCAAGGTGCATTAGCAATTTTCTGAGCGTCTTCTAAATCAATATTATATCTAAGAAGATATTCTTGCTCTTGTTTGGTTGCTTTACCCTGAGTCCATTTAATGGAATAATCAATCAAGCTATGAGATCGAACCATAGCATCAAAATCTTTGAAGATTCTGGTCAAAGGTCCAAGACCATTTAGCAAATAAAAAGGCTCTTTAGCTCTATCAAGTATATCAGACCTAAATGGATTATTATTTACATCATCAACTAATCTAAGATGCGCTGAGTTCATTAAATTATCTAACGCTTCTCCAGCATATCTTGCTTCTTTGGCAGCTAACTTTAGCTGATTGTTTTTCATTATTGAAAACAAGCCACGAAATGTAGGACCAAGACCATGTTCCATCATGATCTTAGCTGGCTCAGTAATTGTAGATATACCAGCAGAACCAAGGTAATTTAGCTGTGCAAGATTTCTTAATATTCTAGCTGTTGATTGCTCCCAGCTATCTGGATCACGCTGAAGACCGCCAATAACACGCTTATACAAATGGCGCATATCTTTCATAGCAGCATATGCTTTTTCTGGCGATTTACCAGCATCCATCATTTCATTAAAAGTATCATCAAGAACATCATCAATGGTGTTTCCATTGAACATACGAGCAAACTCATAACGTGCGCCTGTTCTCTGTGTATACGCTTTCATTACAGCTATTGGATTAGTTTGAATATAATCTAAAACTAATTCATTAGGTATATCGACTAATCGATGCTTAAAGTGTTTTGACTTACCAGCACCATAATAACCTATTTCTGGATCAAGAATATCTTTTATACCTAAAATAGAAGCAACAGTTTCATCAACACGCTTAGCAATATCTTTTCTAGTTGTAGATAATTCAACACGAGCAAATTTTCCGTCTTTATTTTTTCTAATTACAGATGGATTATTTGAATACCATTCAAAAAGAATATCTCTAAAACCATTTATATTTGCTCGAATAGCATCTTGATCCCAATATCGAGGACGAAACACTTTTTCATTAAGTGGTAATACAGGACCAGAATATTTTAAGTCTTCTAAAATTTGTTTGGCTTCGTCTATCTGGCTGCCGTAGCGCCTTATCTGCTCTTCTAATTTCATACGGTAGTCTATGTTACGAGCTTTCTCTAAACGCTTCTGAGCGGCCTCTACGCGCCTCTCACGGTCTACTACAAACCGTTCATAGTAGGGAGTTGTTCCAATTAAGCCTTGTTCGCTAAGACGCTCTTCCCACTTCTCATAAAACTTATTGATTTTCATCATGGCTTGAGCTTCCAAATCATCGGCTGGCTCAATGCCACGCATAGCTTTCGAGTCAACACCCTCAAGCCAAGTTTCAAAATCTTTTCTTTGAAAAGTATAGTCTAATGCTTGAGTAACACCCTTACCTGTACTTTGCCCCCAAATATTCATTGTTTCATCGTAAACTCTAACCCACTCACCTTCGAGCAACTTAGCATTTTGATAAACAGAGTTACCTACCTTTTGACCTTGTTTGTTTGCTGCGAGTAGCAAGCCAGAGTCATTAGCTATTTTGAGTGTACGCAACTTAACTGAGTTCGGGATAGTGTCGTCAGTAAGAATACGTTTCATAGGAGTGGTGACAGCTTTATAAAGCCAAGAATCGGTAAACAAACTTGGAGCTATATCGCCTCTAGGCTCTTCACCTTCTGGAGCAATCTGACGTTGTAGGTTAGTAATTTCTTCTTCAGCAGACTTTTGTGCAGCTATTCGCCTTTGAACAGGAATGCTAACTAATCCAGATATAGCACCACCAATAACAAATGCAGAACCTACATTAATTGCAGCCTCTTCTGGAGTTGCTAAAGGATCAAGAGGATAACGAATAGCTTCCTGACCAGCTACAACAGTTGCAGTCGAAGCACCGCCACGAATAACATTGCCAGCAAAACTTGCACCACGAGCAAACGGAATACCTACATAATTAATAGGATCAAATAACTCAGCGCCAAACTGAGCAATAATACCAGATGAAGCAAGTGTTTGTCGTGTCTTAATACCATCACGAACTTGCCTAATTAAATAATCCATATGCTCCTGATTAGTTGCCCTTAAAAGCGTAGAAGCATAAGGAGTTAAGTCCTCTGGAATATAATCTCTAGCTCTATATCCGTCTTCTGGAACAGTAGGAAACTTAGAGCGTTCATTAACAAAGCTAATTAATGGATCGTACTTATATGCTAAACTTGCACTAACTGTTTCCATAAAAGATACTTCTGGAGTAGGCTGAACACCTTGAGCAGCTTGAATGTCACGAAGTACATTAAATCCATTTTCCATTACAACCCACCTGCCCCTAGACCTCTAGTAAAAGCAGAAATGCTAGGGTCCATATCTCTTATCTTTTTTTGTAATGCAAAACCTTTAGATTGTTTTTGCTCTAAAGCATCAAGCTCAGCTTTATTTTCAGCTTCTTTCTTTTTGTAATAATCTGATATATCTTTTTTACTAAATGTAGGCCACATAGATATACCGTCTTTCTCAAAGATTAATGGGCGCAACTCTTCATTCTCATCTACAAAGTAAGAAAAATACAAAACACCAGCAGTGCTTTCATCTGGAGCTAAATAAACCTTTTTTTGCTCTGCTCGTCTTTCTTCAGGTGAAACAAATTGTTCTGGTAATTGACTTAAATTAGGATCAAGAGAATAATCAGAAGGTAAATTACTTTCTACAGCAGCAATAAATGCTTTTCTTTCTTCTTCATCTGGGAATTGCTTTTCTAAAGCATATCTTGATCGCTTTATACTACCAACAGGAAACCTTGGATCAACAATATAGGTAGACTTAGGATAATGCTGATCTTTTAAAGTTTCTAATCTAGCATTAATTTGTTTTTTACTTTTGCCACTTCTTGCTAAATATTCAACAGAAGCAGACAGCTCAGTACCAATAATTTGATCCCCTCCAAAATAATCTGTTGCATATTCTGTTGGTGTTTTATCTCCTAAAACTAAGTCCATCTGAACACTAGACTTTGGATCATTCTGCCTTTCTACTAATGTTGTTATAATTTCATTAGCATTGCCACCAATCGTAGTTCGTATTGAGTTTGCATCATTAAGTAACTCAATAGTTTTTTGATCTAAAGCATCCCCAAATCTATTAATAAACAATCCTGTTTTTGTAGGATCGTTTGAAAGAATAGCAAACAAATCAAGATAACTATCTGCATTTTCTATTGGCAAACCAGAAGCAAGCTTATCCATCTGATCAATATATCCTTGAGGTGCAGCACTACGCATCAAAGAAATAACAGTGGTTTTTAATGTAGGATCAAATGTATTAAACTGGCCTAAATCAATATCTTTATTATCTAATATATCTTGAGAATATTGCCTATCATCTTTATTATTAACATCACCATTACCGCTAAGAATCCTTTTTTGATTATTTCTAAGATTAATAGCATCTTCCAATTCTTTTTCTTCAGCAGCAACGGTAGACTTTAAACCATTAATTTTACTTACTACAGCATCTCTTTGCCCTGCTTCTGTTCTCTCAAGAATATTATTACCAGCATTAATAATATCTTCAGACATACCCTCTGTACGCTGACCACCACTATCAATGTAAATTGCAAGATTATTTAAATCACGAGAACTAGCAAACCTAGCAAAAGATTCAACTAAACCTAATGCACGTTGTTTAGTTAATCTGTTTATTTCTGATTCAGCTTGATCTGCAGTTAATTTATTTGGACCAATGCTATTCTTAACATCGTTTACTAAACTATTGAAAGCTTCATCAGATAGACCGCCTGTCTCAGCAAGCACCCCTGCCTCAGTGATTGATTCAGATATTTCAAATCTAAATTTTTCACGTTCAGCAGCTATTCTTAAATCATTCTTAGATGCAGATAAAACTTCACGAACAAATCCAATGTCTTCTCGTGCATTAAACATATCTGATTTATAAATATCATTAATAACCTGCTTTTGCTCAGCAGTTAAATTTGCCATGTCTTCAGGATTGCGTGTATTAAAAGCAATACGAAACTCTTCTACATTACCTTGTGCAGCAGCTTGTATAAGAAATGGACGTAATGCTTCTTGTCGAGCATCTTTAAGATTAGACTCAAACTCAGCTCTAGTATAAGTCTGATCCGCTTTAAATCTTGCTTCTTCAGCATCTTTGATTGCATTATAAAGATCATTAGTTTTACCGATTACTGAAGAAATAGCAGATGGGTTTTCAAAGCTAAAACCAAGTGTAGCAAACCCTGTTGCCTGAGTACCAAAGTCTAATAAACTATCACTAAACTGAAGCTCAGAAGCTCTTGATTTCTCTGCAAGCTGATCTTTTAATATCTCAGCCATATCTTGTTCAACAGCATTATAATCAGCAGCTACGGTTGAGCTATGACTAAGAACACGTTCTATATTTGATGGCTCAACATATTTAAGAAGCTCTTTTAAATCATCTCTTAAATCTGTAGGGACTGCACCTATAACCTCACCACGAGTACGAATAGCAAGCTCAATAGCATTTCTTTCTAATGAAGAATAAGTTCTGCTCATTAAATGCTCTACAGCACCTCTAGCAATAGCTTCATTAATCTTTTGCTTTGCTACAACATCAGAGCCAACATCAACTAAACCTGAGTTAATACCATTTACAGTATTTGCTACTTCACGACTAACAATAGCATCTGTTTCACTTTGTTCTTCGCCTTCTCTTGCTTTATATCCACCAGCTCGAGCAAGTGTATAAGCATCATCAGCCGCAGCATCTACAGAAACACCTATTGATTTAGCCGCATCTTCTCTTGCTTTTGTAGCAATGCGCTCTGTAATATTTAATTTAGTTAAAGCTAAATACTTACTCCCAGTTGTCTCTATGTAAGATTTATACTTACCTTGAGCATTTTTAGACATTTCGGATATATAACTATCCATAGCCTCATCATATGCTTCTGGAGCAAATGGAAACTTTAATGATATTTCTTGAGCTTTTAATCTAAGCTCAGTATTCATTGAGTCTTCAAAGCGTTTATCAATAACACGTTGATATGACTCAGCAGCAATCTGACCAAATGTTGATGGAGCTTTGTATGCCTCTGGCTTACCTGTTTCTGGATTAATAGTTCTTAATCCTTTTTCTTCTACAGCTTGAGCAAGCTCAATACCTTTTTTCTGAGCTTCATCTGCAGCATCTTGATAAGCTAACTGAGCCATTGTATTAGCAGCTCTACTGATTGAACCTGCTACTTCCTGAGCACCAGCCCTTGTTTGAACTATACCTACTGGCTGATTAAAAACTTGCGTTCTTTGTCTTCGTACAGCCATAGTTATGTCCTCACTTTTTCAGCCATATATTGAGCTTCGCCTATTGTCCCAACAGCATTAAACAAAGAAGCATAAAGCGCATTACGCCCCCTTCTTCCTTCAGCCATCGCCATCATATCAGCTCGTAAATCCTCAATATCAGTTTGTCTTGCAATACGACCAGTATCTTGCCTAGCAATTTCTTTTTGTTTTTCTAAGAAAGCTTCAACACTTCGATCTGTAGTAATATCACGACCTTGCAAGGCAAAAGCAGCAATATTAGCAGAAGTTGCTAAATCATACTCTTCTCTTCTAGCCCTTGCTTGTTGAGCAGCAGTAACTCTGTTTTGTTGTTTCTGAGTTCCTATCTGGAATTGTGTTAGTTCAGCTTCCTGTTTTGCACCTATGCCACCAAGAATCTTACCCCCAGCATTTAAAGCTGCTGCTATTATCATTGCTTCTGCTGACATTAAACTATTAACTCCACTACTAATCCATTAACCTGTAGTGGTAATGGCTCTGATTGCTCGATTGTAACTTGAGGACTGCGAGTATATCCTGTTGTCCTTACTTCCTTTTTACCAACTAAAGGATCAAGTATTGATTGTGTTGGTGTTTCAGGATTTGTTTTGCTTGAAATAGGTATGCTCTTATTGTTTACTTTGAGAGAGAAAGCATCTTTTACATCAAGTAAAATTCTTCCTATCCCTCTTACCTCACCAGTTACAGGACCATTACCCATAGAAGCATCTATCTCATTAGTAACAATCTTAGCGTCAAACTTCTTGCCAACATAAACATATGTATGACCTAATCCAGAATATGCAGATAAATCAATCTTCTCATTAGAATCAACAGTAAATGTTCCTAAGTATTCTTGATAGCTGTCGATGACATCAGTTCCTATAACATCAACAACATCACCCTGATTATAAGCAGCACTTACATCAGCTTCATTGCTAAAAATAAGTTGATGCAACCAAATATCTAAGCCAACATTCTGCGTTGATTTAGGGGCAAACTCACAAACATGAAGCTGTCCACTCGTATCGTAAATCTCAGCAAACAATCTGTCCTCAATAGCACAGACAGAACCAAACTTACCTTCAGTAGTAAACTGTACCCAAGATGCTTTTCTTTCAGCTCTGTTTGAAGAAAATACAATGAGGTTATTGCCTGTTGTAGTCATAGCTGCATAGGAATCTGGTTGACCAAAACCACTATGAACAACCGCCATATATCTTGGCGTATCAATCATATGTGACGCTATGCTAGATACAGGCACAGAAGTATAAGCATCCTCTCCGTCTGTAAATAAATACTCTCGAACAACCTTACCATTACGCTGAACAAACAAAGTAGCTCCATCAAGCTCTATTGGCTGCACATGAGAAATACCAAATGGAGTTTGCTTTTTAATCTGTAAGTTTGTTGGTGTTAATGCCTGATTCTGAAATGTAGGAATATATAACTCAGCACCAGCAGCAAAGATTTGTAAGTCTCTGTTGGAAACTAAATACCTGATTTCATTTACATCGCCAGTAGCAGCAGTCACCTGTATTGCATCATCATCAGCAGCATCACCAAGATCAAAGTTAGCAAACTTACCAATCTTGCTAAAAAACAAAGTATCAGGCTCATCAAGTGTACCAGCAAAGACTAAGCGGTTTTGATGAAACTCTACAGCAGCAGGGTATCCCCTTACCTCAGAAAATGACTGCTCATCAAAGTCAGTTGTAGGTGCATGACTTGTAATCTTAGGAAATCCACCGCCATCAGCAGAAGAGTTTGCAGTGCCTCCAGCAGTAAAGCTGTAAGTATTTTCATCAATAACTTCATGTATTGTTCTAGCACCATTTATATTACTAGCATTTATACCACCAAGAGCGGTTGCATCTGAAACAGTAATAGCCTCACCTACAGAAAAGCCATGTTGAGGCTGACTAACTTCAACCTTATCACTACCATCATTAGCCCTAAGAGGATTTTCTATTTCTAATCTTGTAGAAAGGGTATCAAGAATATCTGCTCGAAACTGATTAGAGTTATAAACTGTATCTATCTTTAATTCATTCTTATGATACCGAAGTAAAATATCTTTATGTTTTGATGCACTATAGTTTTGCAACTTTCCACTACCAGTATCTTTTGACCCAGTAATATCTAAATAAGTAACACCCCTTTTATTTGTGTGACCAATATTTACAGAATTTGCAAAATTACCATTAGCATAAATAGTCGAAACAGATTTAAACATTCTATCTAAATATATTGTCGTATTATTAGGGCCATCTATAGATTCAGTAAGAGCTACACCGTCCTGATCTGTTCCAGTAAAAGTAAATGTTACTCCACTAATATTACCAGTAGATGTAAGACTTATTTCAACAGCGTTATCAAAAGCATCAGTTGCACCAGTATTTAGTGGTAAATTTCTAGCACCTAAGGTATTAGTTAAATTATAATAATGTGTAGCATCAGTAGTGCCATCTGTAGTGTAGATGCTAAAATCTATATTATCTCCACTTGTGGCAGTAGAATCAAGTTTTACATTTGCATCTGCAAAACGAGAATAGGGTTGAAAAGTAACAAGCGCATCAGCTCTTTGATCGAAAGCAAAAGTTCTAACATGAAAACTAGTAGCACTTGTTCTCCGTAATATTCTAGGCGCAAACAATGGATGACAGATAAACATGTCATTCCCAAGTTGTGCTACCGTATATTCCTGAAGATATGCTTTATCAAAAGGTAAAGTAGTACCATCTTTATCTGTTGTTGTGTTTAAACGCTGAGTTAAACTTGTTGCATTAACCTGATGAACCCTTATTCTTTGATGCTGTATAGCAACTATATACTCTTCGTTCTCATCATAAATAAATGGAAATAAATGAGATTGTTCTGTATTATTAGCATCATAGGTAATTCCACCATACTTAGCCATATGTTTAGCCCCATAACGCTTAGTTACAGAACCCTCTGGCATAACAACCATGTTTTGTAATGTCTGAACAGATGAAGCATAAACAGGGCTATCTACTCTCATCGAAAGAGAATCACTGACTTCACCAAATTGAAAGCTATTAATCGGAACTCTAACTCTCTGCATTAGCTACGCCTTTGTGCAATAAACCTCGAGGTATTGAGCTTTCTTGTAGTTTGCTGTTGTGAATCAAGTGTTTTTGCTTTTCTCATTTGCTGTTCAGCCTTTAGCTCCATTGCTGAACTCAAAGCTCCATCACGAGCAACAGATACCGCAAAAATACTAGCTAGAAAAAACTCAACCCCAAGAATAAAATATGCAGGCCAGTTTTCTTCCGTTACCCTAAATATATAGTCAGCAATCACAACATCAGCACTGTCTGCATTACAGAAAGCTTTGTTTCCGTAAATATCATATTTAATAGGTAAGTCCTGAACAGTAATGGCATTTACCATTAATGTGTCAGCAGGGAGCTGGTAAGCAGCATCAAACCTTCCTGTTGGTGCGTCTGTAAGCCTACCAAGTTGCTGTTGATTTGTTGCAAACCTCCAGCGGGTTCTTGTTAAACAAGATTGAACAACATCTTCATAAATATTATTAGCAACATCTGCTTCAGTTGTTCCATCCGTAAACGATTGAATCGCATCACCACCAATCAAGATGGATGCGCGAGATGCTATTTTTACTGCACTATCAGCTATTGTTGGCATGTTAGTATGGGGGCCGAAGCCCCCATCCCTTTATTAATCGCTATCTGTTACAGTAATTGCTGTACCATCAGATATGTCAACAACACTACCAGTGTTCGAAAGAACAAGAGCAACGCTTAATGTTGGAGCATCGCTATCTAATACAAAGATAACATCCCCTACATTAATCATTCCAGCAGCATCATTAAAATATCCAGATGCACGAACTACAGTCATAGCATCAGTGGAATCGTAGAACCACATATTGTGACCCCCACCACCAGCCATGCGAGTAAGACCAGATGCAGAATAAGCCATTATTAAGTCTCCTCTTAGTTATTATCTAGCAGTTCGTAAACGCCGTTGTCATCAATAACAACTGAACCCATTGACATCATTGATGTCGCTAGGTGCGATACTTTTTCTGCTACATAGTTTACTTCAGTTTGAACATCTGAGTTCACACCAATACCTACTGCTCTCATGTGATAAGTAAAGTTCTTACCACCAGCAACAGCTGATGTTGAAAAGATCTTGAAGCCCAAGAACTCTTTCATTGTCATACCGCCAGCAAATGGTAGGTTTTGTGGCCCAACAAAGTCGCTAGAAGCAAACTCTGTAATGTTGAACAAATCTGCAAAACCAGCTGGGGACATAGCAATATAACGCTGTCCGTCTTCTGGAATATTAGCAGTACCAAATGTTTCAAAGGTAGAAAGAAGATCAGCTTTACTTACAGCAGAACCACCAGCACCTAACTGAGTTGAGTTAGCACCAGCATCCATAGCTGTTGTAATAAGTTCATCAGTCTTACGACCTAAGGCAGCAGCAGCAGATTCAGCAACAGCTTGACGCTCATTGATGTTTGTTTTCAACTCGTCAAGTTTGTCGATGTACTCAGCAGCATAGAAGTCAGACATTGTTACTTCCACATTAGTATGTGCAAGTTCCATTGGCGTGACGTTGCCGTTTCTTGATTTAGTTGTTGCTGATCCAGTTCCTATTTTTTGGAATCGAGCAACATTGCCTGACACATTCGTGGAACGAATGGTATTACGCAGTTTAGAAC